GTCAACGATGATCCCGTTGCGTGGCTGGATTGTCCCTTTTGCCGTGGTGGCGGTGCTGATTGCCGCTGCGATGTTAGGCGGACGTTAGACGGGCGTTAGACGGGTCCCGCGGCAGGCCGGGTCACGCCCGCATAGCGATTGCGGTGATGGTGTTCGGGCTGGCCGCGCTCGGCTTTATGCCGATCTGAAATCCGCTGACAGACCGGACGGAGTCGGTTGGTTTTCACGAAAAACCCCGGCGGCTCTGACGTGCAGGCAGCGCCGTGCTCTGTCGAGGCCTTATATGTTTTACTTCCCGTCCCCGCGCAACACAGCTTCCCACCCGTCCGGCGGCTCCGCGCCCGCAAGCATCATTTCAATAGGGGAATTATATACTTGACTCCCTTGGCTGTGAACCGTAGTCATTTCACATCCTCGGGCTTCAAGTTGAGGCGAACCATCAACCGCAAGAGCTTGGCGTATCCCTCCGGAATCGGTACGCCGTTGGCGTACCCGTGGCTGGTTCGGATGGATACGCCAAGAAACTCGGCAGCGCCCGCCTGAGTGAGGCCGAGCTTATCAAGCGCAGATCGGTACTGATTTGCTGTCATGGTCGCCGCTCGCGACATGTGTCCTCGTCACGACACGTCGCGCATAAACCAGTTTCGTTGCGTGGCGCAGCGCCGCATCGAACGCATGTCCCATCATCAGGCAAGGCGTTGTCAACGATTCGTATAATCGCCTTGGTTGCGGCCTCGGCTTCGGCAACAGTCGCAGACGTAAAGGCGCGAATCGCACCAAATACCTGCTCGCGCGCCATGCTTGCTGTATCCATCACAATTCGATCCTGTCGCAGTTATCAGGGAGAATGGTAGAGCAGAAACCGTAGAACCTGGCCCGCTCAAAATCATCGAGCCAGTCGCGCATGTGCGTCCACTCAAGATGGCCGCTTTCCATACGCCGAAACACACGACGGTCCAGACCGCCCCGTTTTGGCTCCACGTAGAAAACGGCGCGCATTAGCGCACCGCCTTGTCGTTAGCGGCAACCTTCAAGGCGCAGCCAGCGAGGTAGTCGCCAAGAGCCGAGTCGTAGGTGGCGCGACTCACCATCGCGCGAACCGGCATGTTCGCCATCTGCGCTGTGCGCTCAAAAAGCGCCGGAAGAACGTAAGCTGCCGAAGCAGGGATGTTGTAACGGCCGGCGAAAACAGCGATATCGGAAACAAGCATGAGAGCCTCCTAAGGCTAAGGCGCTGGCGGAATTGCCGCGCCGTTGTTTCGTTCCATGGGGGTATAATACGCAATTTATGCCTATACGCAATAGATGCGTATTCACGAATTGTTACAGCCGCTCTTTCTGTATCCGCTCCAAATCATCGGCAGCTGGTTGATCCTTTCCGATTAGCGCCGCGAGCTCGTCGACTGAATCTCCGGGCTTCAATATTCCCGTCTGCTCAACGACCAGCGTGAAGTCATCGACGGCCTTGTCGTCGGCGTGGCGGGATTTGGTGCGGCGCATGAACTGGAGAATCTTCATTCGGGGGGCACTGGCTGGCCGTTCTCTCTATCCTAGCCCGGATCGGTGGGGCGTTCTATCCGTGATCGGCGTCAGGCCAACGGGTGCTGCAAGGGAAGAAATGTCGGCATGTATTGCCGGCGCTTGTCTGAAAGAAAGGCGCCTGTCTATTGAGGCAGTCACCGGTTAGGTTTCTCGGAGAGCCATCAATCTCCAACCCGCCGCCGTCAAAATATTCGCAATTGCGACAGATCGGTTCGGGTTCGACTTCCTGATCGAAAAACTTGACGAGTCCACTCATCACTCCCCCTCCTTGGAGGGCGGGAGGGGGAGAGGCATCCAGCGCGAAGGCTTCTCGCCAAGCACGTTCGTCCACCTGTCGAGGTTGGTGCCGAATGCTCTCCCGACGTCAATATGCCACGCCGGCTGTGAGCCGTTCCGTTGCGCCTCAGCGGAGGGGACAATATAGGCGGCCACAAGAACGGCACGATCCCTCGGCGCGCTCTCTATCGGCATCCATGCCTTCGCAAGCGCGGCGGTCGGCCTATCCGAAAGCCACTCGATCAAATCGGCCGCTTCGTCAGCGGCAGACACGTCGGCGTGCTTGCCTGCCGCAAGGTCTCGGAGCCGCTTCACCACAGCATCCACTCCGTGCAGTGGACAGTTCGGGTCTTCGCCAAAGACCTCAAGGCAGGTGCAGCCCTTCATCGCCCATCCTCCGCCGCTGCGAGCATTACTTTCCATGTCGGCCACATATCGCTGGCGGTCACAAACCGTTTCTGCGAAAGCAAGTAATCGGCACCAGCAAAACGCATGTTCGGAGAAGGATCGCGCGGCACCATCACCCAACCTTCTTTTCCGGCCTGTGCGAGGTAGGCCGTGATCGCGGCGGTGGCGACCGCGTTTTTGATCTCGTCGAATAGATCGTCACCAACTTCTTTGAGCAGGCCGCGATCATCCATCTCAACAAGGGCTGCAACCGCCGCCGATTCCAGCGCAGTGGGGGAGAGTGTCATGGCTGCCTCCGCGTGAATGCGAAGCGCTCTGCCCCGAAAGCGTTAATTGCGTCCGCAAGATGGGCGGCGCGCTCCTGCGCGTATCCATCAGACCCGCATTCCACGATGAAGCCATCAGCCAGAACGACGCATTGAACGGTAGCGCCCCCCGTGTCGCAATTGATTTGGCGGTGCGCGACTATGGCCTTATTGCTGCGCAACGTTTCAAAATCCGTCACTTCACTTCCTCCATCAGTTGGCGGGCGGCGCGGAGATCACCGATTGTTAGATCAAGGCGGCCCCATGCATGTTCGTGACTGTCGCCTTCGTCTGGATCGTACTTGTCGGCCTGATCTGCTATCGGCCCCACGACTTCCCGGACACGGGCGCGGAGGGTGGAGAGTTCGGATTCGGCTTTCTCGGCGCGGGTAAAAAACTCGCGGCGTAACCCCGCTTCGACAGACGCCGCCTGCCTCCATTCATCGATCTCGGCTCGGGCTTCCGTGAGGGCGGTGGCGGCTTCGCGAACGACCGGGAGAACCGCTGCTGGATCAATCGTGACAGGGAATTTCGATTGCGCAGCCTTTTCACAAACCGCAACGAGAGTGGCCAGGTCATCGCTCATTGGTGCGGCTCCTTAAGGCGGCGGTAAATGCGATGCGGTCTGACAGACTTCCATGCTGTCCATCGGAAAGCGCTCGATGCCGCCGTAAAGGCTTACGATAATGAGAAACACTGTCATGCCGCTTCGCTTTCTTCGTTTGCGTCACAATCCTCAATCTCTGTGGACGCCGACTGACAGATGATCCCGCAAGAAATATCCGGCTCACCATCGTAACGGCCGAGGTCTGGCGGCAACCTGTCGAGTGGGATGCGCTCTAAGTGACGAGTGCCGTCAGAGTCGCGCCATTCGCGCTTGCATATCGCGCGCCCGAGTTCACGTTCGATGGCTGCCATTTCTGCAAATCGGTCCGGGAAATCGATCCTGATCTTGTTCCAGTAGCCCGCTTGGCCTTTGACGCAGCCAATGCAGTTATTGTTGCGATAGCCGAGCTTATACATGGCCGGAAGATCAATCCCGGCGCGGGCAACCATTCCAAGACAGTCCTCTTTCGATAGGCCGCGCTCGTGTAAGATGGGCCAGAATTGAACAAGTGGTTCTGCCCGTGCTGTGCGTTGGTGTCGCTTCGCGTATTCTTCTGCTGTGTATCCCAACACGACGACGTCATCGGGGCGCTGGAATCCGAGACGGACCCTGCGTTTCAATTCAGCCGTGCAACGAGCCCCAGATGGGCCGACCAAAAACCGCGTCTTGCGAAAGACAACGTCGGGATCGCGGTCGTATTCGTCATTGCCGAGAATGAGGATTTCCTGCCCAAACCACGCCTCGCAGTCACGGAGGAACCGCATATTGTCAGGATGTTCGCGCTTGCTGGTGTCGCAGTAAGCCACGACAACTTCTCGTCCTGCCGCGCTCTGGATTGCCAGTTTCGTAGCGACTGCACTGGCGGCACCGCATGAAAACCACGATACGATGCGCGCCATCACTTCCTCCTGATCTGGAATTGGTCGAGCAGCGCGCGTTCAACACGATTGCACTGGTGCTCAAGCGATTGCCATTGTTGCGATTTATCTTCCGCAAGATCGCACGGATTGAAATGCGCGAGAAAGGCGCGAGCACTTGAAACGAGGTGCTTGGCCTCCACCGTCACCTCGCTGCGGGTGGATGAAGGGTCTGACGGGCCGGAATTGATTGCGGCACTCTCTCCGCCCGTCACGCATTGATCCATCCCGCGTTCGATGCCAGCCCGTTCTCGTGTAGGCTGGATTACGCCGGTTTCCTCCGCATGATACGGTGCTGCAGCAACCGGAAAGCCGCCCGCCGTTCGTGATGACGGCTCGTCGCCGTCAGATTTCGTCGTCGCGCCAAGCTGACCTAGAACATTCTCATGGAAGCGCACGTCGTAGCCGTCAAAATTGGACCCGGCCGCAGGCGCTTCAAGGGCGGGCTGTACGTTCGGTTGAGAGCGGGCCGCGTTCAAATAGGCGCGTAAGGTGCGCTCCATTTCCGCGCGGGTGTTCTGGTATCGCGGCGAGTTATCGGCCTTGATCCTCTCGTATTCGACATCCGAGATTTCAGGCGCTGTGATCCGGGCGCATTCGCGAACCGCAGCCTCAAGGCCAGCCGGGTCGAGTGCAATCAGTTCGTCTCTCTTGGTCATGTCACGTCTCCGATTGCTTCTTGCGCCGCGAGGATGAATTGCGTGATTTTCGCGCGGTGCATCGCGTTGCCGTACGCGCGTCCATTCACCCCCGCGCCTCCGTCTCAGCGCGGGCCTTCAATGCGGCTGCGCATAGGGCGAGGGCTTCTGTCTTTCCAAGCACAGGGCGGCGGCTACCGTCGTCAAGTGGCATGAAAGAATCTTTGTAAATCCAAACGCGGTGCGGCCATGTCGCGGCTGGAAGATACTCACGGCGGATTGCGCGGCCCTCCGGCAGCAAAGTCAGAGCGGCGTCGATGGAGGTAGTGTACTCTGGCACGATGATTAAGCGATAAGTCGCATCGCGCGTTTCATCGACCGTGCATTCGCGTCCAGTCGCCTTGTGGACGTAAGACCACTTGTCGCGCGTTGCCCCCGGCGTACATGCAAGCCAGATTTCGGCCTCAAGATCACGATCCGGCCCCGTCAGCTTCTCCACCCGATCTGCAAGCACAAGGAGGTCAGTCATTCGCCCCTCCCTCTACCGAGCGGAAGCGAGAGAGGGCGGCGAGTGCAGCTTGATATGACTTCACTCGATAGTCGACGTGGTTCACATCTTGGTTGGCATAGCCGTCACAGATAAACTCAAGTGCTTCAACCAACCCCTCAACGGCATCAGCTCGGACATATTCGATTGCCCGGGGGCGGTCGGAATCCTCAGACCATCCCCCAATGAACTGACGCTTCCCGTCAGGCAGCCGCGTAGACATGCCGTTGCACGTCGCCCAAATCCTCGCAGGCATCTTGCTCTCAGCCATCACAGTTTTTCTCCGGTAGACTTGAACACGGCCTCGATGCGGCCTCTCACCTTACCGAAGTCAGAGCAAAGCTCGCCATCGCGCGAGCGCCCGCTGCTGTGCAGGCGATTGAAGGCAAAGGCGAGTGCAACATAGGATTCACGCAGCGCGGCCATAGCGGCCGGGTGCGTGTTCACGCATTGCACGATCAATTCGGCATCAGCCGAGCGCCGGTCACAATTGGCCTGATAATCGTCATCGTCTTGCAATGTCGTGGCGACAATCTGGCGGTCCGGTCCGAGTACCAAAGTTTCGTCTGGCAAGCTGATGTGCCAAGGAAGCGGTGTGCTCTCAGCCATGCTCAGGCCCTCCGGTCTTGGAGGCGGCGATCAGGGCATCTGCCAGTTCGTATGCGAGTCCGGCGACCATTGGCGCGGGGCTCGTGGTCTTGGCAGACTCAATGACGTACCGATAAATGCTGTCGTTGGGGCTCGCGAGCAACCCCGTCAGCGCCGCCGCAGCGAAGTAATCGCGCTTGGTGAGGCCACGTTGTTCAAAGTGGCCGCCCTGACTATGTTCGCTGGCAGGCATCGCGAAAGCCGCCCCACCATCATCGATCTTGCTGGCGTCAGACATGGCGATTCTCTCCGTCTGATTTCCTGACGATTGGCCGCGTGGCGCTGTGTTGTCCCGGAGGCTTGCGGAAGCCTTGACCCTTCATCCGCGATGGCTTGCGGATGCCGGCGGCTTTCAGTTGCTTGCGGCGCATGTCTGACTTTTCTGCCACGTCGGCATTCGATTTCACGCGATGACACGCCGAACAGAGCAATTGGATGTTGCTCTCACGATGCGATCCGCCGTTCACCAGCGCGCGGATATGGTCGTACTCGGGTCGCAGCTTGCCGATGATCGGCAACGTACAGGCGGCGCACCGCTTGTTGAATTTCTGGAAGATGCGGAGTTTAACCCGAGGCGGGATTGCCTCGTCGTCGTGCTTCGCGATCCATTCGGAGGTTGAGCGCGCCATTACACCAACTCCCGGACTGCAGCTTCGTAGTCCGCGTTGGACAAGCCGCTGAATAGGTTGCGCTGGCGAAGCCCGTAGAGCGCTCGCATTTCGGCAAGCTCTTCGTCTGTTGGCTTGCCGCCAAGAGCCGTCAGTGCGTCGTTATGACGAGCCAAAAGGGCCTTGGGGCTGTCACAGGGTTGCCCGATCAAAGTCAGGTAGGTCGTGCGCCAGCCGTCAGGCAGCGATGAAGGGCTCGAGCCCGCGCCTGAGACCGGGGGGGCAGTTGGCGCGGGCTCTGCCGTCTCATGGGAGGAATCCTGAGACGGGTTCGGATCGTCCTTGAACTTGATGTTGTGCTGGGCGCCGAAGGCGTGGATCAGTTCGATCAGGCCCGACATTTCGGCCTTGGACAGATCGGACGACGAACGCCCCAGGTTCACGAAGCCGTTGCCATCGAGGTTTGGCACGACGCGCAATTCGCGCTTGAGGGCATCGAGGAAGATAAACTTCCAGTCCTCAGTCGTCAGCTTGACGCCGTGCCATGGGCACTGTGCCGCGACTTCTGAGAGCATCGCCCAGAGCTTCGAGTTCTGGTCGACGCTGCGCTGTGCGGCCAAGAACTGCACCCGCGTTCCGGTCGGGGCCTTGTTGATCCAATTGATTGCCTTGGATCGCTCGGCCCCATCGGTGAGGACTACCAATGCTCGGGTCATGCTGCGCGCTTCCTGTCGTAAATGGCGGTGAGGCGAGCAACCGTATTGTTCACCTCATTCAGGAACGCACCAACCTCGCTCTCAAGCTCCGCAATGCGAGCATCGTCCCGTGCGACGCGCAGGATCAGCAGTTTCATGCTTTCCGGCATTCGAGGATCAAACGAGACGAAGTCACACCACTTGCGTCCGGTGCAGGCCATCTGCCATTGCATTTGAATGACGTACTTGCCGGGCACCGTGCCGTTGGACAGCAGGGTATCGATGTGCGTCGCGGTGTTGGGACATTTGATCTCAAGAAGTCCATCGTCACCGATCAGGCCATCCGGGCTCGCTCCCGACATTTCGATTGCCGGGTGATTGACGAAGCCGACTTCGGCCACATCCCGGTCCGTGCGAAACTCGTAAGCAGCGCGCGCGTCCGGTTCGGTTTGCGTGCCCCATTGCATCGCGGCGTTGGTGAATGACTCGGCAACGGTGCCGGTCAGACGCTCCGCGATCAGTTGAGCCATGTAGTTGGCCCTAGACGCGCCGTAGCCGCTTTTCGTCCTGGCGACGACGTCGGCCACGTGGGACGCCGTGACGCGCCCCAGACGCGCTGCAAACCACTCAGGCGAGCCTTGAATGATATCGCTCATAGCGGCGACCTCTTGGCTTCGAGGGCCTGCATGGCGGCGTTGAAGCGGTTGGCGGGCAGATCGGCCAGCGTCTCGATTTTCAGATGGCGACACGCCTTGCCGATATCGGCGCCAACTTCGGCGGCGAGTTTTTCAATTTGGGCCAGTTGATCAGATGTGATCCGCTCGGCGGTGTTTCCGGCGCCGTTGCCGTCGTCATCCTCGCCAACAACGAGATTGAAGATCATGCCCAGCAGATAGCGACGGCCATATGTGACGCCCGCGCCCGTGGCGTGGGTCTTGGTCATCACATCGCCGCCCTTGGCTCCCTTGCCATCGGCGGGCATATCGAGATAGGGGCGCTCGGTGTGACCGCCGCAAGAGACCTTGCATTGGACGCGGATACACCCTTCCGGCGCGCCTTCGCCTTGATAGAAGCTCAGGGAAAACCCGTGCTTTGAATAGATCGGGCGTACCGCGTTATCCAACGCATCGTACTTGGCGTAACGGCTCTTGGTCTGCGGGTTGTTCGCATTGGCTGCGATGGGGCGCATTTCTTCTTGGGCGGCAGCCATTGCGGCATTGTACGCCTGTTCAGCGTTGCGGGCGTTGATCCGCTCGGACATCGCCATCAAGCGTTCGAACTTATCCAGATCGACGCTTGGGTCACGGGCGGCGCGCTCAATCGCGGCGATCAGCGACGAAGTTTCGGATGCAGGCGCTACGTCGTGCGACGCCTTGGCAACGGCGACCGCTCGCGCCTTACGCGGCTTTGCCGGTGATTCCTCGTGGTGCTCGATAATCGTCACGGGCGAGTCCTCCGATTGAGTTGATGCACGCAGCCGGTCACGATGCCTTGCGCGAGATATTCGATCTGTCCGGCGGTGATCCGCAGATCGGCGGCGACGGCCTTTAATTTCTCGGAAGCGTCCTTGATCTCGGCAAATCGACCGTCGATGAAGGCGTCCACCAAGGCGGTGACGGCATCCTCATGCCGGTTGAACTTGGTTCGGATCACGTTGCGCCAGAGCAGGATTTCGTCCCGCGACATGGCGAGGACTTCCTTGGCCTTCGCTGGCGATACCGGCGCGTCGGCTTTGTGATCGTGGGACTCGGCCACGTACTGCCGTTCCGGTGCGCGGCTTGATCGCGCCTCGACGTGGTTGCGGTGCGGGGCCATTATGCGACCTCCACAGATCGCCACGTCACTGGCAGACGACGCGGAATGGGTTCACAGACGGGCGATGCCACCAGCGGCACACTGCTCGACAGTTCCGACCAGCCTTCGCGCTCCATTCGCTCACGGCCGAGCTTTGCCCGAAGTGTCAGGCCCATGACTTCCACGCCGCAGCGGTAGCAGCGCTTCCATCCATCGGGACGCAGGCGCATCTTTTTGCGCTTGAACGTCTTTGGGTTTGAGCATCGACAGCGCGACATTTGTAAATCTCCAAAACCTCTTTCAGCGGGCCGACTACGCCCAGAAACCCCACGCCGACCCGCTGTCCAAGGTGCTCGAGCATCTTTAGATGCGAGAGATAAGAGAACGCGCATGCGTTCTCTTATGGGGGCCGCTCCTGTGGGGCTTAGGGCACCAGGTCACGGCCACGTTCCTTCGTTACTGAATGTCTTGAACGTGCGAGATCGGAAGCGCTTTGATCGCGCCTTCCGAGTCCGCCAGCAGCGACTTGCGGAGTTCTTCGCGCTTGCGGTTTTTCTCGGCCGACTTCATTGCGTCGATGGCGGCTTGTTCTTGACCAAGGACGCGCTCGTAATCAGAGCGGTCCACAACACCGATGATCCAGTCCATCTTCGATGGGGCTTCAAGATCGGGCTCGACCGCGTCATCCACGACCTTGCACACCGTCATCTTGTGACGAGTGTCGGTCGGGACCAGAACGTAGTCGTCCTTTTTGATGGATTGGTCGAACGTCTTGAAGATTGTCCGGGGCGCGGTCTCGCCGGCTTCATAGGTCACGGCGATGGCGCGAACTTTGTCGTTGATGAGAAATACGGCGGTTGAATAGTTCATTGGTTCTGGCTCCCGTTAGTTGATGAAGTTGGAAATGGCGGCGCCGATAGCGCCCATGTTGGTGATGATGGCTGCGCCGATCAGGATCGCGATGACTACGATCATTTCGGCCACGATCGCTGCAGAAATCGGATGCATCACGCCACCTTCCGTTCCGGCGCGTGGTCGCCGACGATGACAAGATCGGATGATGGATCGCGCTCCGCGATGGTCGGGAGGTCGAAGGCGTTGCAGACCTCGACCAGGTGACGACGCAACTGGCCCTCAAGACGTTCGCCGAGCAGCCCGGACGCGGCGACAACGAATCCGCCGAGAATTTTTGTGAAGTCGCTCATGCCGCATCGCCTCCGCCCATGATGCTGGCGACGGTATCAACCGTGCGCTGATAGTCGCTGCCGATCTGCACCACGTTTGACGGCTGGTGCGTGATTGCGTTCTCGGAAAGCCGCTTCATTGTCTCGACGAGCGGGTTCAGATAATCGACATCGATCCCGACCTCGCGTCCGTCGTCGATCAGCTTGCCAAGCTGACCCATGAATTTGTGAAGCCGCGCCGTGGAGATATCCGGCAGGTCATTGATGAATGACAGCGCCTTGGTAACCGTCTCAGTTACGGTATCGCCAACGAACACTTCATACTCGCGGTCCCAATCGAACGAGCGCCCGTCCTTAACCCAGCTAAAGGCGACATTGATGCGAGCGTTCGCTTCGATCCGAAGTTGGGCGGTCGGCTGCGCTTTGCCCTTTGCCGACAGCATCGCAGGCATTGGGTTGATGGCGTCATAAACCGCTGAGATATTCACGTCCGACATGGCTATCCTCCAAACGTCACGGACAGAACCGCGACGGCAAAAATGAAAATCGAAAGGGAAAGCGCCTCTGCGGCGAGGCGGAACGCGAAGGGGAGCATCAGGCGGACTCCTTCGCGGTGAGCGCGACACGACCGGTTGCGCCACAATCGGGGCACGGCACGTCGGTAATGCCAAGGCTGCGCAGAGCGTCATCAATGACCTTGAGGGGGCCGTCGCGGCATTCGACCGCGAGCCACGACCGAACTTTGATGGCTGCCGCCTCCAACTCCTTGCACCGCTCTGCAAGCTGGCGCGGCGTCAGGCCGGTCTCGTGCGCGACATTGAAGGCTTCCGCGATTAGATGGGCGTTGGCTGCTTTTTCGGCATCGCCAAACGGCCCATGCGCGGTCGCTACACGGCGGCAGGTGATGTTGTTTTTATCGGCGGTGCGGATGGTGTGGCCGTTGGAGACGACCGGCCCCGGCGTATGCGTTGCGGCGGTCATTTACGCAGCCTCCATCGCATTGAGCCCGGCGCCGTAGCCCTTGAGGTAGGCGTTGTGGATTTCAACAACCGCCGTCCCGTTGATCGTCACGAACTCGCGGCCGTCGTCGCCTTCGGTCAATTCAACGTCGTCATCGACGAAGCATTCGAACTCGTGACGGACGCATTCGATCACCCATTCAACGCGAGCACCGCCCATCGGCAGCGAATGCGTGCTGGCGAAAACAAACGACGTGTCCAGCTTTGAAAGGCTGATCCAGTTGAGGTGGCGGCGGTGCATTGGACTTGGCTCCCCGGTGTTGATGGGGAGAGAATATTCCAAAACGAATATGCGTCAAGGAAAAAATTCGAGAACGAATAAATTTCTTGCGGATTACCCCAAATCAAGGCAAATCGGGGTCGTCGCCCTAGCCGAGGCTTTGGTGGCTTTGCCTCTTCCAAGTCTGGGACAACCATACGGGCGGTCAAAATTCGTTGCCTAATAAAATGCCTTGACGAATAAATTCGTTTTCGAATAAATTCGCGGCATGAGCGCACTTCGACACATTCGCAAAACCGTTCTTGAACTCTCTCAGGCCGAGATCGCGGCTCTTGTGGGCGTGTCTCAGGGCACGGTCTCCAAATGGGAGAGGGGGGATCTTTCCCCCAGCCTCGAAGAAATCTCGGTGCTCAGGGCCGAAGCCCATAAACGCGGTCTCGACTGGGATGATCGCTGGTTCTTCGAATCCCCATCCCCCGACCTCAAGGAGGCGGTGTGAATGGCGACGGCAGACATCCTCAAAAATCCATTCGAGTTTGAATCCCAAGCGAAAGCAACCGAAGGCAAAGCCGGTATGGCTGGGGTCAACGGCCCCGTAAGACGATCTACCGCCGGAACGGGGTTGCGAGTAGGCGTGGCAAGCGCGGACTTGCCTGCAACGGATGAGGTTATGGCCGTGACGGCTCGGAGAGACGAGCAACCATTTTTCGCATACGCGCCGCCGCCTCGGGTCCGTCCTACGCAACAGAACTACGCGCGAAGCAAAGGGCAAAGCCGGCGCGGCGACAACTCAACAATCAACGCGAACATTGAAGGATCACGGCGATGAGGTCTGAACCGTTCTTCATGGTCTACGGCTACGGCCAAGGCGCGCCGACAGTTGTCCATGACACATTTCAGCAAGCCAAGGCGGAGGCCGAACGTCTCGCAGACCGCTATCCCGGCATCCGCTTCTACGTGCTCGCCACGGCTGGCGCGGCCGAAAAGGTCTCCGTCCAATTCCGCAAGATCGACGCAGACGAAATTCCTTTTTGAGGCCACGACATGACCGCTCGCCCGTACACCCGCGCCGATTATCTCGCGATCAAATCAGCATTCCGTCGCGCCTGCGAAGATGCAGGCCCGCTGCATGAAATCGCGGCCAATACCCGCTGCGATCCTGCTCAACTCAGCCGTTATGGAAATCCAGAGCGGTCGGAATTCATCCCGCTCGACATCGCTGTGGATTTAGACGCGCTATCCGGTGGCGATCGCATTCTTCGGGCATGGGCCGAGCTTCGCGGATACGAACTGGTTCGTGAGGAACGAGGCATCAAGACCGAGGATATCAATCGGCATATCGGCGCGGTCGGTGTTGAGACCGGAGAATTGATTTCTGAGATGTGCAATGCGGTTGCAGACAATCGCGTAACGCCGCGCGAGGCCGAGGCTATCGAGCGCAGAGCGGAGGACGTCAAGGATAACATCTCGCTTCTGCAGGCCGATTGCCGCCGCATCCGTGTGGGAGGTGCATCGTGATGCAGATCGTCGTGACATGGACCGACCAGCAGGTGAGGCAACTCAAGAAGCTTCGCGCTGAAGGACTATCTGCTCGCCAAATCGCCAACAAACTCGGCGGCATGTCTCGTCATGCTGTAATCGGGAAAATTCGGCGTCTTGGTTTGTCCCAAGGGGTGCCGTCCGATCAGCGCATGGGCAGGGTGATAACGACTGCTCGCGCCACGAAGGCGGTGCCAGCGATCGTTGAGGAAACATTCAAGCCGCGCGTGGCCGATGTGGTTTCCCGCCGTATTCCAATCCTCGATCTTAAGGCCATGGAGTGCCGCTATCCTGATGAGAGCGGCAATCCAGAGAAAGGCATCCCGCATACGTTCTGCGGTAACCCGACCGAGGATGGATCGAGCTATTGCCCAGCGCACGTCATTCTTTCCCGAGGGCCCGGGACATTCTCCGAGCACGCCGTTGCTCCAATGCCAAAGGAGCGAGCGGCATGAACGTTCACATCAATCCGTCCGCCATCTATTATCAAGAGCGTTGTCACGCCAATAACGTTCGGCGCTCGAACCTCCTGCTCGCCCGCTTGATCTACGTTCACGGGCGGAAAAAGGATCGCAAGGTTTATCTGCCAGCGCCGATCTACCCCGACCCTATCGCGGAAGGATTCGCGAAAGCGAAGCGGCGAGCGTTGAGACGCAAGCCGATGATACAGGCAATCATTCTTGCAGTTTCCCAAAACTACGGCGTCGCGATCAGTGATATCATAGGCCCGCGCAGAACCGCCAATGTTGTTCGTCCACGTCAAGTTGCGATGTATCTCGCGCGCGAGCTGACGCCGATATCATGGCGTCAGATTGGCATCAAATTAGGTAGGTCAGACCACACCTCCGTCGAGCATGGCTATCGAAAGATCAATTCTCTCATTCAGAGGGACAGCGCTTTTCGGAGCCGAATTGCCTCAATCCGCCACGCAATAACCGGCGAGGTGACCGAATGACCCGGCGCGAGACAAACAACTTCCTCCAGGTATTTCCGCCCGATCTGCAAGCATGGTTGATCGAAGCCGCGAAACGCGACGGCGTGAAGCCGGAAACCATCGTCAAGGAACGCATCCGCGAACTGGCCGAGCATGAGAAGGCGGCGAGGGCTTGCGCATGAGCTACGCCGAATTTCTCGCCAGCAAGGCCATTCGCGCGCAAGAGCGCGTTGCCTTGCCGCCATGGCTTAAGAGCGGGCCAGCGGAGCCGTTGGCCGTTGATTCCTACCGTTGGAACGGCAAACGAGCCTTCATTTACGGGCTGGTTGATCCCCGCACCAACGAGATCAGATACATCGGCAAAACCCAACAATCGCCTAGTACCCGACTCCGTGCTCATATGCTTGATCGGAGCAACTGCCACCGTGTTCACTGGTTGCGGGAATTGGCCGCGCTGGGGCTTGAACCGGACATCGTTCTGCTCGAAGCGATTGAAGGCGCATGGCCGTGGCAGGAGTCCGAACGCTATTGGATTGCCAAATATCGCAACGAGGGCGCTCGGCTGCTGAACCTGACTGACGGCGGCGAGGGGTTGGCTGGTTTGCCGATGTCTCAAAGCCATAAGGATAAAATTGCGGCTGCGTTGCGGACGGGCGGCAATTTCCATTGCGAGAAATGCGGGATGGGATTCTGGCGCAGGCGCAGTGACATTCTAGCCGGTCACAATAAATTCTGCTCTCGCACATGTTCCAATGCGAGGCACAAGGCATGAAGTGGCGGGAGGAAAACTTAGCGGAAGGTGTCCGTCTGATCTGCGGGGATTGCCGCGAGATATTGCCGACGCTTGGTAAGGTGGATGCTGTTGTGACCGACCCGCCCTATGGGATTGGCGAAAGTTCGGCCAAGGTGGCTTCGCGCGGCAAGCTGGCTACCCCGAAGGACTACGGTTCGTTTGATTGGGATAAAGAGCCGCCACCAGCATGGGTTATCCAAATGCTGCGGGACATCAGCCGCCATCAGATTATTTTTGGTGGCAACTATTACGATCTGCCGCCTTCGTCCTGCTGGCTCGTTTGGGATAAGAAGAACGGCTCCAACGATTTTGCCGATTGTGAGCTTGCGTGGACAAACATGCCAAAGGCTGTCCGTCGCATTGAATGGCTATGGAACGGCATGATCCGCAAAGGCTCCGATGTTCGCGAGCATCCTACACAAAAGCCTGTTGGGGTCATGTCATGGGCGCTCGACCAACTGCCACAAGATGCGCAGTTGATTTGTGATCCGTTCATGGGAAGCGGCACGACAGGCGTTGCTGCGGTCACTCGCGGGCTTTCGTTCGTCGGGATAGAGCGCGAACCGGCTTACTTCGAAACCGCACTAGAGCGCATCTCTGAGGCGCTGCAGCGGCCCTCGTTGCTGGTCGAAGCACCAAAGCCTGCAAAGCAGGAGGCGCTAAATCTATGAGCAAGTCCGACGAACTCGTGGCCCGTCTGCGTGAAGGCTGGCAGTCCATTGACGATCTGCACGCGTTGTTCTTCTGGCAACCTCATACGATCCGAGGTGCGATTAGCACAGCCGCAAAGAAGCATGGCGTCGTGATTGAGCGGCGACGTATCGGTGGCGTCACCAGCTATCGAATAGCTTCGCGGGAGGCCGCAGAATGAAAATCAGCCTCTTTCGCTTCGTCCGCCAGGAGCAAGCCGCCGATTATCTCCGCTGCGGCTGGCTGGCGCGTCCAGCATTGAACGGCACCCATCACGGCGAATGGTCAGCGCTCGTGGAGTGGTTGTGTGATTGCAAACCGGTTTACCCGGAGGTGCGGCAATGATGGCTGTCGATTTGCCGTGGCCGTCGCCGGACCTGTCGCCAAACGCGAGGCTTCACTGGGCGGCAAAGGCCAGGGCCGTGAAGGACGCGCGGCGTGATGCTGTGATTGCCGCACGGGCGGCGGGCATCAAGCGCGCCTGCGCCCGCCGAGCGAGCGTCACGCTGACGTTCTCCCCGCCCGACAATCGGCGCCGCGATACCGACAACATGCTTTCGTCCTGCAAAGGCTACTGCGACGGGATCGCGGACGCCATCGGCATTGATGACTGTCTTTGGGACATCGCCATCCGGCGCGCGGAGCCAGTCAAGGGCGGAAACGTGAAATTCGAGATCGAGGTGAGATGATGGGCGAGATTGCTACGAAGGGATTGTCGAAAGCCGAAGTGACGCGCCTATCAACCTGCGAGAAGGCAATTGAGCGCGGCATCAATACGTTTGTCGAGGTCGGTCAGGCACTAACCGAAATTCGCGATGCCAAGTTATATCGCGTGGCGCATAAGACTTTCGAGATCTATTGCAAGGATCGCTGGAACCTCGGCCGTTCGCGGGCCTATGAACTTATCGATCAAGCGAAGGTCGCGTCCGGTCTCGCCAATGAGGGTGTCGATTTGTCCGGCGCGCCGGACATTTCTTCGCGAGATGCTGCGGTCATCAAGAACGACATTCCGGCGGTTGCCGCTGAGATCAAGTCGCGCGTTTCTCAGGGAGAGGCATCAGCGAAAGCCCTTGCCGACGTCGTGGCCGAAACACGGGCAGACAAGCAGGCTCGCGGGAAAAATCCAGACGTTGAAATCAGCGATGACGAATGGAAGCGCCAGCAAGAGGAAATGCGAGCTGGGTTCTCGCCGGAATTGAAGGCCGCACAGGATGCGACCGAAGCCGCTAAGACAGCGAACAAGACAAAGCCGGAATCCGGCGATGATCGTATTGACGATCTGGAACGCGCCGTAATCGAACTGGAAAACGAAAACGCCAAACTGAAAGAGGACTTGAAGAAGTTCGAGGCGATGCGGCTCGAATATGAGCGTGGCGGGTTTGCAGAGGTTATCGCCAGCCTTGGGGAGCAAATCCGCGTTCTGAAAACCCGCGTTTCCGCCGAGAGCCGGGAGAAAGTCAAAAACCTCAACGCGATGGAATTCTGGAAGAAGGAAGCCATCAAACTCGGGTACTCGCGGGATACCGTTCTCAGCCTTGATGATCCCGCCAATGGCTGAAATCAGCGCCGCCAGGATCATTCAGCGTATCCGCGCCAACGGGGCCAATGTCACCGTGGGGTCGGACGGACTTCATATTCTGAACAAGCAGAATCTGCCGGCCGGGGCGCTGGAATTTATTGGCCAGCACAAGGCCGAGATCGTTGCGGCGCTTGAGGCTGAAACAGGCGCTTCGCAACCGGCCAGTTCCTACACGTTCGGAACGTGGCTCACGCGCGACCGGGCGGAAGAACTGTCGCGATTGCTGATGGCGAATGACCCCGGCGACCCGGATTGGACGTGGTTTGTCAGCGAGGCAATGAAAGTCATGGACGGGGTGACGGCATGAATATGCTTTTCGCGCCTGAGCCAAAGGCAATTTCGCTTCGTGAATATCAAGCCGACGCCGTTCAGCGCCTTCGCGAGGGCATCCGTGGCGGCTGTCGGCGGCAGGTGCTTGTCGCCCCGACCGGCAGCGGCAAGTGCCTTGGCAAAGGTACGCCGGTCCTGATGTTCGATGGCACAATTAAAGCCGTGGAAGATATCGTTACGGGTGACCTTCTGATGGGGCCGGACAGTGCGCCTAGGCGGGTACTCAGTCTCGCTCGTGGGGTTGCTCCGTTGTATCGCGTCACGCCAGCTAAAGGCATGTCCTATGTGGTGAATGACGATCATATCCTTTCGCTCAAAATTACGAAGGGGGCCACGAAATGGGATTGTTCAAGAAGCGATCAATATCAAGCTGGACGAATCCATAACATTTCCGTCAAGGACTATCTGGCGAAGTCAAATACCTTCCGGCATTGCGCGAAGGGTTGGAGGGCGGGCGTTGACTTCGCTTCAAAAGGGAATCTGCCGCTACCGCCATACTTCTTTGGGCTTTGGATAGGAGACGGAATATCGCGCGCGCCGGCAATATGCTCCGCAGACCTTGAAATCATTCAAGAGACTGAACGGGTTGCCGCATCATTCGGTCTGGAAACAAACTACGAGCGCCCCGAGGGGAATCGTTCAGTCGTTGTCCATGCAACTGGCAGGGTACGCGGGAAGGATAACCCAATCCGAACCGCATTGATGAATCTTGGAGTGTTCGGCAATAAGCATATCCCGCTCGAATACCTGACTGCATCGCGGGATGACCGGCTTGAGTTGCTGGCTGGACTCCTAGACACGGATGGAAGCCTGTCTGGTGGCGGCTATGACTTCATCCAAAAGAGTGAACGCATTGCGAATGAAACGGCATATCTGGCGCGTTCACTTGGTTTTGCTGCCTATGTGAATCCATCAAGAAAGACGTGCAGCAATAATGGCGTATCTGGTGATTATTGGCGCGTCAGCATCTCTGGTGACTGCACGAATATTCCGGTTAGGTTGGGTCGCAGGAAGGCCCCGCCGAGGCTTATAAAGAAAGACCCGCTGGTGGTCGGCATTAAGGTCGATGCCATCGGGGATGGGGAATATTTCGGGTTCGAAATTGACGGCGACAAGCTGTTCCTTCTCGGAGACTTCACCGTCACTCACAACACCGAAATGGCGATGAACATCGTGCAGGAAAGCCAGCGCAAGGGCGCGTCCGCATGGTTCATCGTCGACCGTATCGCGCTGATCGACCAGACCAGCGATCGCTTCGCACACTACGGAATCGATCACGGTGTCATACAGGCCGACCATTGGCTAACCGACCGGAGCAAGCCGGTGCAGATCGCCAGCGCGCAGACCATCGCGCGGCGCAAGTTCGATGTGCTGCCGGACCTTATCGTCATCGACGAGGCTCATTGCCGGTACAAATCAACGGCTGAGATCGTTGCCCGAGCCGAACGCGCTAAGGTAATCGGTCTGACGGCTACGCCATTCACCGCCGGTATGGCGGAAGATTGGGACGGGCTGGTTAACACCACGACGGTCAACAAACTGCTGGCGGAAGGTTATCTCGCGCCGTTGAAGATCAAAGCCTGTGTTGCGCCGGATATGACGGGCGCAAAGAAGAAGTTCACGGGCGAATATGAGGACGAGGAAGCCGGGACGCGCGGGCTCACCATCATCGGCGACGTGGTGCAGACGTGGATCGAACAGACCCGCAAGCATTTCGGCGGCCCAGCCAAGACAATCGTGTTTTCCCCGTCCGTAGCGCATGGCGCGGAGCTTTGCCGGCAGTTTTCGGAGGCGGGCTTCAATTTCCAGCAGCTATCCTATCTCGATAATGGTGACGATGAGCGTCGCGCCAAGATCGCGGAGTTTAGAAAGCCGGACAGCGTTATCCACGGGCTGGTGTCGTGTGCTGTCCTCACCAAGGGATTCGACGTTCCTGACTGTCTTGTCGGAATTTCATGCCGGCCGTACCGCAAGAGCTTTTCCAGTCATATCCAGGAGATGGGCCGCGTGATGCGGACCGCGCCGGGCAAGGAATACGGCCTATGGCTGGACCATTCTGGCAATGCCATTGCCTTTGCCGACGATACGGCATGGCTGTTCGAATACGGCGTTGACAGCCTCTCGGACGCGCAAAAACGCGATAGCGAGGTGCGCGAGCCGAAGGAAAAGACCCGCAAGGAACGGTTCTGCGGATGCTGCGGAATGGCGATGGATGCCGGCGCGATGATCTGTGCCTCATGCGGCTGGGAAAAGCCGCAGCGAGGCGAGATCGAGATCGTGCAGGGTGAGTTGATCGACCTCGACTTGAAGGTCGGAGAACGGTTCGCTCCGCGCAAAGGATTGCGAGCCGAATGCCTGAAAGACCCCAAGGCTATTTTCAATGCGGCTCTATCGTATGCGACCTATCACACTCGCAAGGGGCCGGAAGCCGCTCGCAAATGGGCGATGGGGATCTGGTTTGGAATTTATGACGGGGCGAAGCCGCCGCGCGGGTTCTTCGATAGTCCGGTGAACCACGGCAAGGTCATTCCTGAACAATGGTCCCTTGTCGAGCGCGAAGTGACGAAGTTCCGCCGTACGAATAAGCGGAGCGCGGCATGAACCTCGATGACGCCATCCGCCAAGCCTGCGATACGGTCGGAATCATCCCGCCCAAGGTCACGAAGTATGGCAAGTGGGTGCAAACCGATACCCGCTCCGGGAAGAACGGCAAGGGCGACGGAAGAATTTTTGTCAACGACCTCAGTGTTACGGCGTTTAATTGGCAAACTTCAGAAAAGGCCACGGTTTGGCTCAAGGACGCCAAGACGAGCATTGAGCGGAAGGAAATCTCGCGAAAAATAGAGCAGAGCGATCGTGAGAAAGAGCAGGCTGCGCGGCGGGCATCGCAGATCGCCAATAAACTAATCAGTGGCGCGAGTCTGACGACGCATTCCTATCTCAAGCGCAAGGGCTTCCCGGATGAACGGGTGCTGGTCGTCAAGGCTGAAATGGTCGCCGAGATCGGCGGCAAGTATTTGGTGCCGGACGGCGCGAGAAAGGCCATCGTTGTTCCTGCGCGCATTGGCCAGATGGTGCACAGCGCCCAACTGATTTGGGAGGACGGCACCAAGAAATTCCTTGCAGGCGGCCGCATCGGTGGGACGTGGCATCGGCTGGCGCGCGGAACGGATACGTGGCTCTGCGAAGGCATGGCTACCGGGCTGTCACTTCGGACGGCGTTAAAATCACTCAACCGAAATGATTCCGTGCTGATGTGTTTTTCGGCGTCGAACCTCGTCATCGTGGCGGCGCAACAGACTTATGGCCGATGCTTCATCGTCGCCGATAATGACAAACCTCTCGATCAATTTGGTGGCATCGGCGCGGGCGAACACTACGCCAAACATACGGGCAAGCCGTACCTAATGCCGGCAGGAATAGGCGACGATATCAACGACGTGCATCAGCGCGATGGTATTTTCGCGGTGCAGAGATTGATCACAAACTTCCTTCGGGGAGGTGCGATGGCATAGCGCATAGCAAAGGCCAAAGAGCATCTGGCCATAGGTTACGCGGATAGGCACTTCCGCAGGACAGCCTCAAATGTCCCCATACCCTCTCTGAACGGCAAAACCGCAGAACGTGCTAAGCGGCGATTCCGGCAAGACCGGATAGGTGACACTCCGGGGACAGGACCGGCACCGCCGAGGGGATGCTCAAATGCCCGCACACGAGACCGCTGAAATAGCGCGGTCTAGGCGTGATTGAAAACAATCATGCCGAAT